ACCGGTATCGGCATGCCTACGGCTACTGCTGAATATCTAGGCTCTGATTCAAACACAGCTTTCGGTCAAATGGCTTTCTCTATCGAGAAGGTTACTGTGACTGCTCAAAGCCGTGCGTTGAAAGCTGAATACTCACTAGAACTTGCACAAGACTTGAAAGCAATTCACGGTCTTGACGCTGAAACAGAATTGTCTAACATTCTGTCTACAGAAATTCTAGCTGAAATCAACCGTGAAGTTATCCGTACAATCTACACTGTTGCTAAGAACGGTGCTCAGTATGGTACAACAACTGCTGGTACATTCGACCTAGACACCGACTCTAACGGCCGTTGGTCTGTTGAGCGTTTCAAAGGTTTGATTTTCCAAGTTGAACGTGATGCTAACGTTATTGCCAAAGAAACTCGTAGAGGTAAAGGCAACGTGATGATTGTATCATCTGACGTTGCTTCCGCTATGGCTATGGCTGGTGTTCTACAGTACACTCCTGCATTGTCTACTGACTTGCAAGTTGATGACACTGGCAACACATTCGCTGGTTTGCTCCACGGTCGTATCAAGGTCTATATCGACCCGTACTTCGGTGGTTACACATCTAACCAAGAGTTGGTGACAATCGGTTATAAGGGTTCTTCTCCTTATGACGCTGGTCTATTCTACTGCCCATACGTTCCGCTACAAATGGTTCGTGCAGTTGACCAGTACACATTCCAACCAAAGATTGGTTTCAAGACACGTTACGGCATGGTTGCAAACCCATTTGCTGGCGGTACAAACGTAGACCTAGGTCAGTTGTACTCTAAGCGTAATACGTACTACCGTATTTTCAGAGTCGCCAACCTAATGTGATTCTCAAGTAAAAGAAGCCAACGCAGATTGGCACTTTAAAAGAGGAGCAGAAATGCTCCTCTTTTTTTGTTCCTAAATAGTAAACAGGAGACAATTATGAAACCAGAAAATAGAAATTTTTTACAACCAACAAAATTTATTCTGACATTCCCAGAAGTGCCAGACATGGTATATTTTTGCCAAAAAGCAAATCTTCCAGGTGTGTCGTTGGGTCAAGCAGTACAGTCAACACCTAATCTTGACCTATACCACTCTGGCACCAAGTTGGAATACGGCACATTCGATGTTTCTTTTCTGGTGAATGAAAATTTGACGGCATGGACTACACTATATGATTGGATGAAAGACCTTTCTTCCGTTGAGTCTACATACACAAAGAGAAAAGCAAACCGAAAACAAGCTGTTCTTACCATTATGTCCAATCAAAACAATCCAAAACTGCGTATAAAATATCTTAACATTTTTCCAATTTCGGTTGGTGATTTGGAATTTGATACCACATTATCAGCAGAGGAACATGTTATTGCAACGGCATCTTTTCGTTACGATTTGTTTGAAATAGAACCGCTTTCGTGATATAATGTAATTTTGCAATGGAGAATATAATGAGTAAACTTGAAGAAATTTTGAAAGAGTGGGAAAAGGATTCTGTGATTGATTCCACGGAACCGGGTAAGGAACTTCTAAAAATACCCACACTACATAATAAGTATCTAAAGATTCTTGTGAACCACAGGCTTGCTATGAAGCGTGTGAACTTTGATTATGCACGTATGCGTAAAATCAAAGAAGAATATTATAACGGTTCTTTATCACAAGAAGAACTAGATGAGTATGGTTGGGAACCTTTCCTCTTGAATGTGAAGACTAAACAAGGTATCGAACGCTACATGGAATCTGACACTGAACTTATTCGTTTGTTAGAAAAGAAAATGTATCACGATGAAGCTATTGCGGTTTGTGAATCTATCATGCAAGAATTAAAGAGTAGGACTTTCCAACTAAAAGATTATATTGCATGGGAAAGATTCATCGGTGGAAACTAAACTAATAGTAACGAAACGAAACGAAGCGTATGTTAAGGTAAATTGTGAGCGTTCGACAGCACAAGAGTTGTCGGAGTTTTTTACCTTCTACGTACCTGGTCATCAATTTACTCCAGCGTTTCGTAATAAAATTTGGGATGGAAAAATAAGGCTCTTTGACCTTAGAACGTTTCAGGTTTACCACGGTCTTCTTCCTTACATAGAAAACTTCTGTGAAGAACGTGAGTATACATTGGAGTATGGTGATCCAAGACCCGATTTGACCGAAGATTATTCTGTGTATCATGCAGACAAGTTTATCACAGACTTAAAGTTGCAGTCAAGAAATAATGATATAGAAGTTAGAGATTACCAAAAAAATGCATACGTACATGCTATGCGAAACAAACGGTGTCTTCTGCTCTCACCAACATCATCGGGTAAATCTCTAATCATTTATCTTGCAGTGCGTCAACTACTAACATACAAGTGTAAGAGGGGCCTCATTATTGTTCCAACAACATCTCTTGTTGAACAGTTGTATTCAGACTTTGCTGATTACTCAACCAAGAACGGTTGGAATGTGCAAGAGAATGTACATAGAATCTACCAAGGTAAAGATAAGAACACAGACTTACCGCTTACAATATCCACATGGCAATCACTGTACACACAGCCCGAAGAATATTTCCACCAGTTTGATTTCATCATTGGTGACGAAGCACACCTGTTCAAAGCACAATCGCTTGTTTCGATTATGTCGAACTGTATCAATGCAAAATATCGCATTGGTCTAACTGGTACACTTGACGGTACAAAGACACACAAATTGGTGCTTGAAGGTCTTTTTGGTCCTGTTCAAAAGGTAACAACTACCAAAGAACTCATGGACAATAAACAGATTGCGGATTTTTCAATCAAATGTTTGGTACTTAAACATGATGATGAAGTGTGCCAACTCATGAAGGGTAAAACCTATCAAGAAGAAATAGAATACTTGATCCTGAATGAAACTCGTAACAAATTTATTAAAAATCTTGCGGTATCTTTGAATGGAAACTCTCTAATTCTTTACCAATATGTTGACAAACATGGTAAAATACTGTATGATATGATAACTAATACCGAGAAACTTGGTGCTAGGAAAGTCTTCTTTGTTTACGGAAAAACAGACACAGATACAAGAGAAGAAGTCAGACGGATCACCGAGGAAGAAAATGACGCTATTATTGTGGCTAGTTATGGTACCTTTAGCACTGGAATTAATATTAGGAATCTCCATAATATTATATTCGCATCTCCATCCAAATCAAGAGTTCGAAATCTCCAGTCTATTGGAAGAGGCTTACGAATCGGTGACAACAAGACTGAGGCGGTTCTTTACGATATAGCAGATGATCTCCGCTACAAGAATTATATGAATTTTACTCTGAAACATTTTGTAGAAAGAACTAAGATATATAATGAGGAGAAATTCACCTATAAACTCTATAAGATAGGATTAAAAAATGGAAGCAATAAAAATACTACGTCTTAAATCAGGTGAAGATATTATAACATACTTAGAACAGGTGGACAAATTGAATTTCATTGTAAGAGAACCTATGGTGGTTCTTCTTAAGAATGATACAAGATCAGGTAGACAAATCATTATGATGGATCATTGGTTACCTGCACCACTCATACAAAACAATGAGGCATTCATCACAGAGAGTGAGATTGTTACAATTTTGGAACCCACATCTGAATTCTCCGAATACTTTGAGAATGCTGTGGATACTATACATAAAGCCAAGACTGTGGAAGAAGATTCTTCTGAAGCAAGTGAAGAAGAAATGAGTAAAGATTTGATGACTATGATGCTGGATTCTGTTGGTCCGGATATATCCATAGTTCATTAATTAACATGCAGAGGCTACATTCTGGAGTGTAGACCTTTGTCAAGTGGAAGTCAAGCAATTTAAAGGTACATATATCATGGAACAAGAAACAATACCAATGCCGGTTGCAAAACCAAAAAGGCATTACATCAACAATGCAGATTTTTGCCAAGCACTCTTGCAATACCAAGCGGATGTAGCTGAGGCAAAAAAGACTGGTGCATCAAAACCAAAGATTCCCAATTACATTGGCGAATGCTTTATGAAAATTGCTGAAGGTCTGTCACACAAACCAAACTTCATCAACTACACATACAGAGATGAAATGGTTGGAGATGGCATTGAAAACTGCCTTATGTACTTTGAAAACTTTGACGTTTCAAAGTCGAGCAACCCGTTTGCATACTTCACACAAATTATTTACTTTGCATTTCTTCGCAGAATACAAAAAGAGAAAAAACAATTGTATGTGAAGTACAAAGCAACAGAACAGTTTGGTATCTTCAATGAATCTGAATTGATGGGTTACGATGATACACCAGCAAAGCCCTTTGAACTGTATGATAATATTTCCGAATTCATTGAGACATTTGAAGAAACAAAGAAGAAGAAAAAGGAAATAAAGAAGAACAAGGGCATTGAAAAGTTTTTGGAAGAATAAAATGAAAATCGGTTTCACATGCTCCTGCTTTGATTTGTTCCATGCTGGTCACGTTCTCATGCTTGAAGAAGCAAAGACACAATGCGACTATTTGATTGTAGGACTACAGACTGACCCAACCATAGACAGACCGGAGAAAAACAAACCGGTACAAACTGTTTACGAACGATATGTACAACTGAAAGGTTGCAAGTACGTTGATGAAATTATACCATATTCTACTGAAGAAGACCTGTTAAACCTCTTGACAACAGTGAACTATGATGTTAGGATCCTTGGTGATGAGTATAGGATTAAGACCTTTACTGGTAAACATCTAGACAAGGAGTTTTATTACAACTCCCGTCCACATACGTATAGTAGTACCGAATTGAGGAAACGAATTGAGAATAGTGAAAGCACCAAAATGTCTAAATAAAAGAACACTTTGGAGCACAAATGGCTAATCAATTTCCCAAAACATCATCAATTAACCGTAAAAATGCTATAGCATGTGGTCAAAAAGTTTATGATGGAGTGCCTTGTAAAACTTGCGGTTCAACAAAAAAACATGTTTCCAGCTATAGTTGTGTGAATTGTAACATCAAACGCAATTTACCTAAACTATATGATAGCGAGTTGATGTGTAAGTATAGAACAAAAGATAAAGTTGCTTTATATTGGAAAAATAATCCGGATAAATTTAAAGCAAAAAACGACAGGTATAATAATTCCGAAAAGGGTAAAATTGCTAACACTAATAAAGCGGCAAAAAGGAGAGCTAGTGTGAGGAACCAATTGCCTGTTGATGCGGATTTAGATATAATTAAAAGTATTTATGAAGAATGTCGAAGATTGAGTGTTGAAACTGGTGTTCCACATGAAGTGGATCACATTATTCCTATCGCTAAAGGTGGTTTACATCATCAAGACAATTTACAAATTCTCACTATGTCGGAAAATAGAAAAAAAGGCTCTAATATATTATGAAGGTTGCTATTATCACCGATATCCACTTCGGGGCTAGAAATGATTCACTACACTTTCTGGATTTTTATGAAAAATTTTATGATGAAACATTTTTTCCTACTATTGATTCTGCCGGAATTAATACTGTTCTTATTCTTGGTGACACGTTTGACAGGCGCAAGTATGTAAACTTCTATTCACTTCAACGTGCGAAGAAGATGTTCTTTGACAAACTTCAAGACCGTGGCATTCGTGTTCATATGTTGGTGGGTAACCACGACACATACTACAAGAATACAAACGATGTTAACTCACCGAAGTTAGTTTTGGAAGAATACGATAACATCAATATCATAAAGAATCCGACACCTCAGCTTGTTATTGGTGAAACTTCAATTTGCATGATGCCATGGATTTGTCCAGAAAACTATGCCGATTCTATGGATACATTGAAACTTACAGAAGCAACAATCTGTATGGGTCACTTTGAGATTGAGGGCTTTCAGATGTATCGTGGTGCACCGTCACATGAAGGACTGGAGCCAAAGATGTTCGATAAGTTTGACATGGTATTTTCTGGCCATTATCACCACAAGTCTAGTCGAGGTAACATACACTATCTTGGGAATCCATACGAATTAACATGGCAAGACCATGATGATCCACGTGGTTTCCACATATTGGATTTGGAAACGCAAGAGCTGGAGTTTATCCAAAACCCAAACAAGATGTTCAAAAAACTTATCTATGACGATAAAGTGTATGACATTAAAACCATCACCTCTATGGATTTAACACAATTAAAGACTAGCTACGTCAAAGTTGTGGTTGTGAATAAAACCAATCCATATCTATTCGACACACTAATCAATAGACTTTACCAGGTTGGACCTATTGACATTACGATTGCCGAAGATTTCACCGAACAAGAAGATATTCAAGATGATGATGTGGATCAAGCAGAAGATACCACAACAATTTTAAATAAGTACGTTGATAACTTGACAACTGATTTGGAAAAAGATAAAATCAAGAATCTTTTGAGAGGTTTGTATGTCGAAGCATTGAATGAGGAATCAGAATGAGCGCACCAACAATGATGGTTAATAATGAGTTGGCGGAAAAAATGTTTTTTATTCCACAATTCATTGTTGATAATGAATTTTTCACACACAGTGAATGTG